GAACTCCTCCCGCACACCGGATAGGCGAAAATGGGGGCTTTAATTATTTTACAGGCATACAGGCCTCTTTAATTTGAGAATAAAGGGCATTAAATCTACTCAAGAAATCTTCTTTGGTAGATTGGGTGTAATTTAAAAGATAGTTTTCATCAAAACAGCCAGTTATACCTATGTTTGAAGTAACCCAACTAATATCTATTCTAATTGATCTAGAGGCTGCTAGTAAATCAAGATGTGAAGTGTAGAAATTCATCTCTCTTGAATAATAAATCATATAATTTAGGGATTCCAAGGAAGATAATATAGTATGTTTATCCCTCTCCTCTATACCATAAGGACTTATGAAAATACGACTACCTCTTATTATACCTATACTCATTGTGAAAAGTCATTTAAGTGGTTTAAGAGGGAATCTACTCCAGAGACATATTTATTATAAGGGTCTATTTTAGAGTTTTTATAGCTATGTGAAATATAAATCTTATTTTCCCAGATAAGTATATTAAATCTATCATCCCTATAATTATGTTTATTCTCATCTTCATAATAAAGTATTACTTTATCTCTAGTATTTTTTACTAGATGTTTTAGATTAATTAGAATATCTTCTAGAACTGATGAATCACATTTTTTATAGCTAGGATCAGGCTCTGGGCCTTTTGAAATAAGTATCTCGTATTTATTGCATCTAATTGCTACATTTTTACACTTTAATAGATAAGATTTGTTCATATTTTATACACATAGTATTTCTTTTAATTGATTTAAGAAGGTAAATACGTCAGATTTTATAGCTTCAGAGTAATCTGTTTCAGTTAAAAACTTAGCATTATGTGTAAGAAGAACCGTATTATTTTTAAATATAGTTATGAGAAATCTTCCATCAGTATAAAAATACTTCTTATTAATATTAGAATAATATATTAACTTTTTTCTACTGTTTATTACTAGATTTTCTATATTACTTACTACATCTTTTAAAACTAAGTAATCACACTTTTTGTAACTTGAATCTGTACCACATCTTGCAAGTAGGATCTCGAAACTATTACATCGAATAGCTACATCTCCACATTTTAAATAATAGTATTTGTTCATTTGAGTATCAATTTATCTAGAATTATGTTTAATTCCATAAGAAACTTTTCTTTATCAACTTTTTTAGAAACCTTATTTGTTTCATATTCCTCTTTACTATGGTAAATATGAATCATAATGGTCTTTGTCCAAAACAAGATAACCTTGTTTTTTGTAAAACAAGCATAATTATATTTTAGAGACTTAATACAAAAAGAATCTTCCTGATTTACTAAAGTCTCTAAAATATTTTTAAGGTGTGATGTACTTGGATATCTTTCATCCTCATCTAAACTATTATTCTCCTCGATTAACATTCCATTGTCATCTACCTTTATTATTGCCTTACCTGAATAATATTTTTTCATAGTTAAAGTAGTTTATTAACAATTTCTTTTACTTTTTCTACATACTCAGTATTTAATTTCTCCCTCTTACCCTTGTAGAAATCAATCATATCAGATCCTGTATTAAATACAGAAAAGACCCCTTCTCTTGCTATTAAGGTAACAGAACTATATACAATATGAATATAATCTCCATTTTCAAAAGAGCATAGACTATTATAGGAACTAAGTAACCCTATAATAGAGTTCTTTAAGGAAGTAACATCATCGTCATCTATCTTCTCAGGTTTTACTAGACTTCTAGATTTGTGAATCTTTATTTGCCAATTTAAAACTCCTATATAAGTACCCTTATTACTGATAAAATATCTATTTCTCATTTTTTAAATTCGTGTAAGAAGTTATCAAATTTAGCTCTTGTCTTTTCCAAAGAAGAAGGAATAAGGTATCCTTTATGCATAAAGTTATTTACAACAATAGTAGATGAACTTATAATAACATGTAGAATTCCTACAAAAATATCAACTATTTGATACTGATCTCTGGAGTAGTGCCTTGCTCTTTTGGATTCAATTAAAATATTTATTAACTCTAATGTAGAATCAAAAACATCAGAAGAGCAGTTTTTATCCAATAAATAAAATGTTTTTAAGACGAGTTCTCTTGTAGTCGAATCTAATACAACACCTCTACCCTTTTCATCAGTAAATTTTTTATAACTACTCATTGAAGTACTTTAAAAATTTATTATAATAGTTCATTGTCTTATATAAGTCAGAAGGTGTTAGGAATTTATCTAAAGTTTCATTTATGTGAATTACTGTAGTACCTATAGAAATATGAAGGCTTCCTAAAATAACCTCACAACATCCAGTATAATAACTGTAATAATGTTCAGAACTTTTAGAGGTAATAATACTATCCAATAAGTCAAAGATGTAATTCAAATCACCAGAAACACCATACGATTTTGAACTAAGTCTACCAATATAGATATCCTTTGTAAGATCATCAATTGAAATATATCTTCCTTGGTCATCACTAAAATATTTAGCCATCGTTAAAATTAATTAAGAATTTATTAAATATACTTTTCGTAATCCCTAAAGAAGACAGTTTCAGATTTTTAGTATATCTTTCATTATCAATAGAAAGTGACCAAGTGCTCACATAAACACGTAGGTTACCTAAAATAATAAAAGCTGATTCTGATTCATTTTTCGGCGAATAATGCTTTGCTGAATTAGATTCTATTATATTTTTCACTAGGTCTACTATTATGTCTATTTCTTCAGAAGAAGTGTTAGCATATACTTTATAGCTTAATTTTTGTAAAATAATCTCCTTTGAATGAGGGTTTAACATAAGGCATCTACTTCTATCATCAAATAAATTAGTTTTTTCCATTATAGTATTCTAAAAATTCATTAAAAACATCTAAGGTTCTTCTTGTAGATGTATTGCCTTTTTCATTAGAGTAATCAAAAGGTTCATTGTAAATATGAAGAGTACTAGAACTTAAAAAGATATAGAAATTCTCGCCATATATATTTACATAACTTCTTCCAAACCTCCTAAACTTAAGATAATCTTTTGACTCAATAGAAGTTCTTATCTTATTAAGGAGGTTATCCACATATTCATTTTCTACACGGACTAAGGTATCTTCCCTTATAGTCCTTGATAGAGACACCTGTTCTTTATCATCTACAGTTATACTTCTACCTTTATCATCTTTAAAAGTAATTAAAATCATTCGTTATATTCTTTTAAGAATTCCTGGAACAACTTTAGGTTCAACCATTATTATAGAATTTTAAAAATCTGTTAAACTGTATTTTAACTTCATAGGGAGAAATTATTTCAATCTGACCATTATATTTATTTAAATCTAGTTCTACAATATGAACTCCACAAGTATCTTCTATAAGTATATTCAAATTTTTATAAAGTACAACTATATTTTCAGTATTTCTGAATCTATAATGTGATGATTCCTTGTGATTTATAATTTTTAAGAGACCTTCTATATATAAGTCAATAGTTTCAGATTCTATTGTCCCTTTATCAGCATTTATCACTATACACAGTTCTTTAATTTTACCTTTACTATCTAAAATAACAGATCTTCCTTTTTCATCACAAAGTGTCATATCTTACCATCTTTTAGTGTCATAAATGTTATCCAGAAAAGAACCTACTTTATCTATAAAAATATTCCTCTTCAATGTAATAAGATTTTCAGGTTTGTATAATTTTGCGGATAAAGAAATGTTCCTCTTGATTGAATCAAAAACTATTGAGAATTTAGCATCTAATAAATAGTATAAAGGAGAGTCCTTTTTAGTAAAGAACTCTCCTTTAGATACATTTATGTAATACTTCAGTGTAGTAATGAATTCTTTTACTCCTTCCTCTCTTAATTCAGAGGGAATCCTTGATTTAAGTAACAAGATATTACAATTCATAGAGAGAACAGATACATTGTTGTCCACAATAAACTTATTAGTCATTCTTGCTTTCTTTGATTATCTCAAGAACCTTCTTTTCTAAATCACTAATAGTACCTTCATTATCTATAACATAGTTGAACTCACTATCGGGTATAGAGTCTAAATCTGTTTCAGAAGTATGGTCATCTTTAGGAAGATTCTTATTCTTTATCCTGATGAATACAGGATCTAGCTTTTTAAGTTCTTCATATTCATGTCGATACCTCATGTCAGATATAATCACTATCTTCTTCTGTGATTTTAAAACCTCTTCTATTAGAGTATTGATAAAGAAGGTCTTACCTAGTGAATCCCTAATCAAGTCGCCAATAGATTTGTATAAATCCCTCGGAGTCACTCCATTAGATAAGTCAAGTACATCTTTACCTTTTTCTAACTCTGCTTGGCTTTTATTAACTAAAGCCGCCACGCCTCTTTTAAGATAGGAAGCTATAGAGAATCTTTCAAAGTTGGATCCTCCTAAATACTTTTCTAAGATGTCGGCTACTGTATCTTTACCAACTCTTTTCTTTCCTGAGAGAACTATTATCATTTCTATTCTTCCTCTACTTCTTCGTATTTAATAAAACCTAAGTGTTCAAATAGCTTACCGAAATTATCAGCAGGGTTATACCCAAATCCCATAGGATATAAGAAATATTCATCCTTATACTCAAGAGCTGCAATACCGAACTCATAGAGAATGTCTGGGTTGCAAACACTGCCATTATCTATATAGTAGTCATCACATAGATATAAATCACCATATATAGTATAATCATCCCAAAATCTCTCTTCAATATCATCTATACTTATACCTTCAGTGAGAGCCTGCATTTCCTTATATTCATCAGAAGGATATAGGTAAGATACATTAGAAAAGAAGTCATCATTTAAAAGTATATGATTAGGTATTCTACTGAATTCTCTATTCATTAGAAATCTTACCTGACCTTCTATAGTATCAAATTTTAGCTCTTTGTCTACTAATTTTTTCATGCTATAAATAGGTTAGTCAAACAATCCTTCTTAATCTCAACGTCTACTAATTTATTCTGTTCATCATCTTTGAACTTATTAAAAGACTGAACATTGAAGGGAGTTGTAAATAGATGAAAACCATTCTTAGTTGGCAGCATTCCTTTAATCTTATTCTCGCCAGGTACTATTGGTTCACAGAGGTTTACAATAGATTGTGCTTTTCTGAGAACATCTTCATCCTTAGTATCTATATCAACTATCCAGTATTTATCAATACCTAACTTTTCAATTGAGGTAGAGGAAGCACAACTATCAAATACTTTGGTAATGGATCCTTCATAGAAGTCATCTTCAATGTAACCGGATAGTTTTCTAAGCATAGCATGAGTAACTCTCTTAAAACTCTTAGGATTGAGGTTTATCATGGCTCTTGCATTCAGTAGCTTGCAAATAGGGATAATTTCAGATTCTAATTTGTTTTCAAGATATTCCATGTTCTTAACAGCATAACTCTTTATAACATTAGAGTTCTTGTTGATTTCTGGAACTTCTTTCTTTCTCTGAATTAACTGAACATGAAAGAATAAATCGGGAATATTTCTATTGAATACCTCCTCTAATCTACTCTTTATATTTTCGAGATTGTTAGTCATTTGGTTCTAAATTATGAATTAATACTTCTTCAGTTGTCAAATTGTCATTCTTTTCTTGCCAAAGATTGCTTTCTTTAAACAGAATGATAGCTTTTTCTACCTGATGTTTGCCTTGGTAGAAGTAATGCCTATGAATATCCCTATTATCTTCGCCATAAACATCTATCTCTACCTTCAAATTAGGCTCTAGTTTTGATAAATCTAAGAACTCTTTGTCAAAATCATACCATTTTGTGTCATAAATCTCATAATAGTCCTCAAAAAAGAAAGGATCTATTCTATCAGATAATCTTTCAACACAGTATGATATGTTATACAAGGCAGAGTCTAAGTCTTCATCTTTATATTCCTTTAGGTTAAGGAATTTAATGAAATAAGATGCTTCGTAACCCATAACTTATTTTATTTTTATTTGTCTTTTCTTGGAAATCTTCCACTGCGTAAATTTTTGGTAATTTATATTCTGAGAAATAAAGAACTGTCTTACCAAAAGAACCAAAGCTATCCCTTACATCACTATTTAAGATACTTAAAATGAAAGTATTACTTATTCTTACTAAGATCTCTTCATCAACCTTCAATCTACCTTTGATTTCTTCTTCAAATTCCTTAGAAAGTCTTAAAGTGTGATAACTATCCTCAGATAAACTTACAGAGGCATATTCCTTCAGTAACTTCTTTAATTCTTTAATGAATTTTGGATCATAAAGGTCATCGAATGTTTCTAAGACTAAGACTGATATAGTCTCTTCCTTCTTTACTGTTTCATAGGATGTTTCAACATAACTATCTTGTTTCATGTATTCTTTAATTTAAAAATAAATGGCTAGCCATTAAAGACTAACCCTTTCAGTGTTAAACAACTTAATCAACTACTCTTTTCTTTAAGATCTTCTTAATCTGTTCAAGATTATGAACCATCTTCATCTTGCCTAACTCAGGTATCTCTGGCAATGTAATACTTTGTCTTACAACGTCGTTATTGTTAATACCATAGTTTGTTAATGTGAAATCAAGGAAGTCATCATCAAAACCATCTTTAAACTTAGGTTCTAACAAATTACCTTCTTTATCTCTATCAACAATAGCTACTGGATAATACTCACAACATCTTATTTTGCCATAGTCGTCATAAGGAGGTGCGCTCACTACTTTAGCAGGGTTTACTAAACACATTAGGGATACATCTCCAAAATAACCTTTCTTTAGCCATCCAAGGGCTCCTACATGTACAATTATGTTATCCATAGAGCTTTTTATCTCTATGTTCTTATGATACTCTACATCTCTCATAAGTTCGGCATATATTTTATCCTTCAACTTTACTTGCTAAGGACTGAACACTCGTGGGAGGATTATATTCTATACTCTAGTTTCACCTCCTATGCTCTACACTTCTTCAGACTCTTTAGTTTCTGAAGTTAGCTCGGTATTGGTTTAAGTTATTGTAGAAACTTCTACCGATTTTGCTCAATTTAGATAAGTATTTTTACTTAAATGGGCTACATTTTCTTAACCCTCTACTGCACGAATCTTGGCTCTCATCACAATCTTCCCTTGGCATCTCTACAACTTTACCTATCTTTATTGTTGTAGATTTACTATACTGATCTGTAAATGTGGTTGTATCTCTATCTTTACCTAAGTCCTTGTAAAGAGCCACCAGATCTCCTACTTCTTCATAAAGACTGTCTTCCTCTACATAGTAATTATTAAAATCCTCATCATCTTCATCATGATCATAATCATCGTCATCATAGTCTCCTTCGTAGTAGGTATAAGTATCTTCTAACTCCTCAGCGTCATGTCTAAAACATTTGAGTTCTCCTGTAAGTCTATTTCTAACTATGCAAAAATCACTAGGATCTTCCTTAGTTACTGTTTTCTTGAGTAAGAACTGATCACTAATAAACCTTGCTTCGTCAAAGTCAGTAATCTCAGGTTTATCCTTCAAGATAGCATTTCTGTAAGCTACAATAAAACCACTCTTAGAAATCTTCATTCCCCATTTCTTCAAGAACCAGAACAAATTAGCTCTTGCATTGGAATTGGGATTCATGGAAGCTAATCTCCAGAAGTTAAGATATGGCTCTACATCTTTCCCTTCTTTTTCACAGCTTAAGATGGTCTTTACAAGCTCTTCTGGTACTGAAATTTCAGAGATCTCAGGTATGTAGATACAATCTCCTCCCTTAACCAAATACTTTGAATTTTGAACATCTTCTAATAGGTTGTCGTAGTATTCTCTTTGTTTCTTAGCTTCCTTTATTTTAGGATGGAAGATCTCTGTTAGTTTCTCTAAGTCGCCATCTGTAGCTAAGATCTCTTGGTACATCTCCTCAGAACAGTTGGCATTCTCAAATTTAACATTATCTGAATAGACGGTAATGCTGTTGTTTGTTTTGACTACTATAAAACTCATACTTTATTAATTTTTAGTGTTATTAAATATTGTTTCTTCTCTTAGCTTCTTAATCATCCCCTCTTTTATTGGAAAGAAGTTTAGTCTTTCAAGATAATCTGTAAGGACATTGAGGATGTTAGCTGGTATATCTCTATAAAGAGATCGTGATCCTTCTGTAAATAATCTGATGATATACAAATACTTAAGCCAAGTTTCTTTGTCTTTCTCAAATTCTTTAATCAATTTACCTTTGGACTTATAGTTTTTAAGAGCTTCTACCATTAAAGTGTAATTACTAGCTTCATAACTATACTCAATACCATAATAATGAATAAACTTGTTATATAATGTTTCATTATACTTCTTCAAGGTGGTACCTGAACCTCCCATAATTGAAACAGTAAAATCTAACTCTTTAAGTTTATATCTTATGTAGATCTTATCCATTATCTCACTTTCTTGAGCTAAGAAATCCTTATAATAGATGACATTACTAAGAGTTACATTATGATTCTTAGGCAAGATGATGAACTTAACATTATGTTCCCTTATATTTCTGTAGAGATCAATAAGATTAGAGGAATCAGACTCGTTTCCATAAATATAGACTTTATCTGGTGTTAAATATCTCTCTAAACTATCTTCATTTTTAATAGTTACTGACTCTTTTTTAATAGAATCACCTCTTTTGCCATCTTTGATAATCTTATAACTCAAGAAATAGTCATCTTTAGGCTTTTCAACAACCTTATGATCAAAGTCTTCGGGTACTTCTATGGAGTTTAGGCATTTTATCAGTTCAAACTCTTCCTTAACCTTATCTTCTTCCTCTGAAGAAAGAGAGTAATAACTGTATTTACTTGTCTCAGTAATCTCAGGAGCTCCTCCAATAAATATAGTATCATCCTTGAATTTCATCGACTTGAAGTAAGCTCTTTGTCTGGCGTTCATCTCATTAAGATTAACTATAAATACCTTATCATCAGGTATTTTAAGAAGCACTTCAAATAAGGTAAACTTCTTTGTTGTAGAAGAGAGTTTCCTGTTCTCAAAGATATAGTTGGCTCTTATTTTCTCATAGGCATCTCCTCTTAAGGCACGGATCATATCATCATAATCCTTATAACTGCCTATAGGTTTTCCTCTATATGTCCAATGCTTAAATGTAAAGACTCTGAGCTTATATTCAGGTTCTGACTCAATTGGAATTATAGGTTTAACTGATTGAAACAGTTCACCAAGATATTTAGAATCCTTCTTGAAGGAGTCTTTGAACATTTCAAAGTACTCTTCCTTAGCTTCTATGATCCTACTCTTGATTTTCTCAATATTCTTATTAGAGTAGAGTATGCTCTCTCGGTTAGGTGTTATTTCTAGCTCGCCTATTTCAAATATTGGATAAATACCTTCATAGTAGCATTCTTCATCTGAATATTTCTCGTAGAAGTAACTCTTTTCTAAAGGGTAAACAACATTTCCAAGTAGAATATAGAAGTATTCTCTTGAATAAGAGTAATGTTTATCTATACTACATACAGCGAACTTATTGAATCTCTTAATCTTAGAGTTGTTTAGTTCCATTGTATAACTATAAGTCTTAACATTCTCTAAGGAGAGGTAGATATTCTCAAAGAACTTTAGCTGGTTTACAATTTCCTCTGCAAACTTATTGAGATCTGGCTCATTAACTTGTAACCTGATCTCAACTCCATTTCTTTCTGTTGTAGGTAGTGTTATTATTTTGTCTATATTGATTTGATTGCCATCTTTATACATCAAATACTGGGTAGACTCTCCATTGTAATTTGAGGTAATCTGAATCTGGTCCGTGTAAGATAATCCACTTAATCTACCAAGACCCCACATACCAATGTACTCGTTGCTTTGTCTTTTAGTAGAGGAAGCTAGATTTAGGAACACATCGTTGAATCTCTCTGGAGATAATCCTGTTCCAAAGTCTTTTACTGAGAAGAAATATCTCCCAGAGCTCAACTCTTTTCCTAATGTAATGATAACAGGATCATCTACACCTGCTTCCTTATGTGAATCAACAGCATTGGAAGCATATTCTCTAATTAATGAACCTATAGGGTTTGAATATAGGTTTGATGATAAAATAGTTAGGATAAAATCTGAGTCTCTTTCTTGAATACTAACCTTATTGCTGACAATGTTGCCAACAATCTGAGTATTTGACTCGCTTTCTTTGTAAATCATGATCTTTTGATTAAACTGTATAAATTAAATAATAATGAAACAATGATTAAGGCTACTACAGAGTTATATAAAGGAATAAAAGAAAGATATACTATACAGTACTCTAAATCTTTATCTATCAAATCATAGTAGCTTCTTTTCTCTTTTGGGATTTTGGAATGAACAAACAATAAAATGTTCACCAATAGTATAGTAAATAAGTAAAATTTAAGTAAGTCGACGAAGTCTTCTCCCATACATTTTTTCAAAGCAAAAAGAAAGCGCACAGGAGTTAAATTCCCATGCGCTGTTTGTTAATTGTTAACTATCTGTTCTTCTTCTGTTACCTCAGATTCTTCAAATCCTCTGAGATAACTTAATCTGTCAGCATATCTTTTATCCTTACTCTCACCAGAATACTCAAATATTCCATCATAAAGATAAATAGTATCTACTGTTTTATGATATAAGTCTTCCATATAACTAAAGTTTCTTGATTAACTTCAAAAACCATCTAAATAATGTGGATTTTGTAGAATAAAGTTCTATGGAGTCTATCTTATTAACATTGAAGGTTATGCTGTCATAGATATACATCTGTAAACCTTTGTTAGTCAGAGAGTATCTAAAGTCAAATCTATCAATGTCTTGGAAGTCATCATAGTGAGGTTGGTCTAATCTTCCTAACACTCCTCTACAAGAATCACTTAGTTTAGCTGAATCATAAGTAGTTAATACATAAGTACCATCTTTAATTAAAGAATACTTGTTAACAAACTCAGTAAGATCTAGAATAAGATCTGATGACGATAGTGTACTTCTATCCCTTTTATTTACCTTTAAAATGTAATTGTTAGGTCTTATAGTACTCAAAGGTCTTATCAGATTCTTGAGTTGTTTTACATTCATAATTTAGTCTATTAGAACGCTGTCTTCATCATTGTCAGCGCTAGTGTTCATAATCAACTTAGTATTTGTGATGTCCATTAAAGCTTTAATCTCTGGTATTGCAGCTACAATAGTGATATCTATAATATCCCAATTCTTTATTGAGGATAGAAATCTAACCACATTTACATCTTCATTGATACCTTGTAGAGCTTTGACATAGTCTTTATACTCAGAGTTATCATCTAGTTCTCCTAAGAGTTTGTACCTACCTCTAATGGGTTTCCCATCTACCACAGCAATTCCTTCTCTGATCAAGAAATACTTCATAGTCTCATCTACATCCTCATTAGGAATGAAGTATGCTGAATATCCATTAGACTGTAATGCTACTAAATAGTCCATCAATCCATGGGTTCCACTTTGTAGATAATGAGTATTGCTTGATAATATAGGATCTTCCGCTATGTATGATTTAAGTACATCAACAATATCTCCTTCTGATTTCTTAAACTCTACTGCTTCTCCTTTAGTTACGATTAGTGTGTTCAACGTGTTCTTTAAATTTAGAAGTTAAATGTACATTGATACCAAGGCAAACTAAAGACTTAAATATGGTATCAACTTGAGGTACTGGCGCCTCTCCTATTTTTCTCAACATCTGATAAATTAGATTGTCAGTCAGATTTTCACTCTCTAAGAATGAAACTATGTTAGTCACTACTTCTTTTGTAGATATTCCGCTATATACTCTACCCTTTCTCAGGTATGTATTATTAGGATCTACTATAGTTATCACAGTTGTATCCTCAGAAGATGTTCCTACTACCTCTGACATCAAGTATATTTCACCTTTACTCGCCAAGTTAAAAGCTAAAGAGCTTAATGACTTAGCTGAAGTTCCAAACTTACTTGCAATAGTAGGAATATTCATGCCTCCCATGTCATAGACTACAGAGGTCTCTAATCCTTTTACTTGAAGTACTTTCATTTACTTTTTCTTTGTTGCTTCTTGAGCTTCTTTCTCTATTAGATTTTTAAATTTAACACATGATTTTCGAGCTCCATAAGACCTTACCAAGAAGTTTAGTCTTAGGTCTTCAAACGATGAAATTAAGTGCTTGCAAAGCCCTATATCATTAGGATCTAACTTCCACTCTACCTCACCTCCTTTATTCTCCATTAGGTTCTTTCCTTGTAGATATCTATTGATAATCTCTGGAGTTAAGAACAAGGAATGATCTGCAGCTCTACTCTTTACACATCTGTTTAAAAAGTCTGGGCATTCACAGAATACTTGAACTGGGGATGACATAAAAGAGGATCCTGTATCTACATGTTGTAGCTTTACATAGTTGATATAGTCGTTATTTATCCACTTATATAGCTGAGATATTTCAACCCTATTTGAAGTCTTTAAAGGCTCTCTAATCAAAGTCATTCCTAAGAACTCAGGTTCCAGGGATTTCGATCTGTCCGTCCTTTTCGACTCTAGAAACTGGTATAAACTTCTTACTCTCATCTATTTTACTTACTCGGTTTATGTTCTTATCTGTCTTTACTGAAGAAAGTAGCTGTGTATCAAAGGTATAGTTAGGAAATGACTTTATAGTCACCAGTTCTCCTGTATCAACCATTACTACTCCGATACACTGACCTTCTTGCATGGCAGGTACTAGCTTGTTGGTAGGTTTACCATTTATGTAAATAGTTCCTCCTTCGCCAATAGCTACCTTTATTCCTTTCCAGATAAATAAGGTTTTTAATCTTAGAACAGCCATTATACTAAAACATAATCACAGATTAGGTCTTCTACTTCTTGGGAGAGTCTTTCAGTATCTTCATCTTCATGTTCCTTTAACACATCTATGATTTCTTTCTGAGAGAATACAAACCTATCATCATCTTCATCAAAACCCCAAGCTGCTGTTTCATCTTCAAGGTAGTCTTCTCCAAAATGATCCTTTAAGATTTGTTTAAGTTTGAGATAGTCAGTTATCTCCAGAACACTTTCCAATACTACGAACTTTAGACTCTTCTTAGTGATGGTGTTTTTCTCAACAAACTCATCTACATCTATATCATATTCACCACTCTCTAAGTAATCTGTTGGATTACCTTTTTCAAAAGCAGAATAATAGTCACACATGTTATCCTTTAGCTTCTTGTCTATAGAGTCTAAGATATCCTTTCCATAGTCGTTTATAACATCTGCATCCTTCAACATCTTTACAAAGTATTTAGTCTCTACAAAATCTCTGTATAAATGGTTGATATAGATTACTCCGTCAGGGTCTACGTAATCACATAGTATTTGGAAGGCCACTTCGCCCTCTTCTTTGGTTAATACATTGTTAAAAAATCCTAATGTTAATGTCATCATGATTAATAGTTTTAATTAATGTTAGTTTTAATAATCTCCTGTTTCTAATAATTCTAAAAGTTCCTCTCTTGATAGTCTACAGGCCTTTAGATTACTCTGGTACTCTTCTTCTGAATGTGTTAAGGGACTGATTCCTTTCTCTCGTTCTTCAAAGGCTTCTAATGTATCTTTTAGTCTTGATCTTTTAAAGTACCAATTAAAAAGACCTTCTTTTCCTCCCTTGTCCCACCAATAGCTAATTTCTTCTAAGATATTTTTCATATTCCTCAAATATAAAATAATCAGCACCACTATCTTTAAGGGATTTGAAGATACTTAATATAAGGTCTTCACCATACTCTTCAAATATCTCCTCATCATCAAGAACATCAAAGTGATGTAAAGAGTACAATTCAACCCTCTTATCATCAACTTGAATATAATCCTCTGTGATAGGATCTTCGCACCATTCTTTGATAACCTTTAATTGAGGTTTGTTAAGAATACTTTCAAAAGTTTTAATATTCATAATTAATTCTTATAGCTCTTTTTGTAGCTACCCTCTCCTTTACTTGAAAATAAACTCTCAAGAGCTTTCATCAAATAGGAGAGAGCAGTTTTATTCATTTCATAGATAAACTTTATCATTCCCCAGTATCTAAGTTCTTCTTAAAGAATCGTAAGTTAGCTGAGAACTTTCTGGAAGCCATGTTATTACCTTCATCGTCTTGAAAGTCATAACCTGTTAACAATAAGTGAGATAGGAAGTTATATCTGTCATTTTCCGCTGAAGGATCTCGTCTTTCTAACAAGTATTGATCCATGTTATTAGCGAAGTATGACCAAATCTCCATTTCACCAATTCTCTGTCCACCTTTCCTTGATTTAGCACCAAGAACAGGGTACTTATCTGACATAGCATCAGAAGTAACCTTGGCGGAGAACTCAGGTAATGCTCTTAGTTTCATGAGGTATAGACTTCCTGTTATGATAGGAGTCTTGATCTTCCTCTTGGTATATCCATCAGTAACTTCAATTCCTTCCGTAGGTAGACCTAACATCTCATAGAACTTATTGATTTTATTAGGTAAATCCTTTGAGAAAGAACCAGTTATGATTGGAAATCTTCCCTTGGCAGCATTCTTTTCATAGTATGCTTCAACTTCCTCATCTGACCATTTAACAGCATAAGGATTAGAAATCTCTGCAAATACCTTTCTCTTTGTCTCAGTATCCTTACCTTGTAAATACTTCCCTAAGTTCTCAGAGATATTACCAAGATAAGTCTCCATCAACAATGCAGGAATCTTTCGGGCAGAGATTGCATAAGGGTTCATGATCATCTCTAACTTACGACCATTAGCATCTGTAGGCATGTTTTCCTCTGGAATAATCTGAGATACCAAACCTTTTCCTCCATATCGTGATGTTAATTTATCTCCAACCTTTAATCTGTTGATAACTAACATTCTAACTGTAATACGGTATTTAAAGTCTGTCTCATCTTTACCTACTTCAGCTACAATCCTCATATCTGAATAGGGATTATTGAAGTCTCTCTTTAACTTGTTCCTATTCTCCTGAATTCTGTTCTTGAATCCTTCAAGGTAGGACTTTTCATTAGCTAAAGGCTTCTGAGACCCATAAATAATCTGAACATCAGATATATAGGCATCTTGTTGACCTGGGGGTACTAGTAGTGAAGAGTTAAATCTCTTTGGGCTAATGAACTTAGATAGGTTGTTAAATCTTGATTCGTTGATATTCTTATCTACTGAAACCAACACATCTTTAGATACAACCTTAGAACCTACTTCTTTAATCCATTTAAGATTTTCATCTTCAGTTACATACTTAGTTACATCAACGATAGAGACATGGGTAAACTTATCTAATACAGCTGAAGATACTATAACACCATCTTCAAAAGTATTACCATAACCCATATAACCAATGTATACATTAGCTCCTAATCTTGCCATTCCATCTTCCATAACCCTTGGTCTAAACACTACATCTCCTTTGTTAATCTTGTCTCCAATCTTAACTGAAGGAATGGAAGTAATGTTTAACTGGTTTGAAGATTGAATAGGATTGGACTCTAGAACATGCTTACCATTGATTATCACATTGTTATCCACAATATCTGTAACTACACCTTCTACATCAGACTTCAGATTCAAAGGTGAATCATATCCATCTTGATGCCCAGGCTGTACAATTGGGACCTCCGGGTTTAACAGCTCTATAGCTTGGTTAGACATCGAAGCTCCCATACCACTACGAACACTATCTGTGTGGTTTACCATTGGTATACCTCGTACACTTATTGATAGCTTATCGTCTGGTTTTGCGTCTATTATACAATCTTTATCTACTTTTGTACCTTTGTATTTCTTACCTCTGTACTTATAGTTGAATGGAATGTTTATCTTCTCAAGAATGTAATCTACTGAATCTTCGAGTATTACCTTTTGATCATAGTACTTATAATAAGGAACTACAATAGGTTTAAAATCAGTGTCATAACATCTTATAGAGAAGCTACCATCTTCTTCCACTACAGTACAAACATTTAGCTCATTGTTCTTATTAACGTTCCCTACTGATTCTGGAGTTCTAACCACGTCAATCAAATCTGAGAAAGTATCGTTGAAGAATACCTTTTCCTTATCAATTACCAGCTTAGAAGAAACTGTTGAGAAGTTAATCATATTACTTGAGGCAGGGTTCTGTACAGAAAGCAAGGAGTCTGACTGCATAGAGTAGAACTTGTCTATCTTTCTCTGCATATCTTTACCATATAGCTTTCCATATCTGAACATCTTTCTTTTAGTTAGCGGTCTAATTCCTTCTAACCCAGATAGATTGTCTCTAATATGTTGAACTAGAGATAAATGTGGCGATGTGATTCGTTTATCAAGAATGAAGTCATCATTCTGATCCCAGACTCCATTGAATTTCTGCTTTATCTTTCTACAGAGTTCTGAGGTAATCACATATCCATTCTTAGGTGTAGGCTCACCTAACTTTATGGCTAACTTAGTTGATTGATATTCATTTAGATGTCTTACTTTAGTAGGAAGTTTATCTACCTCATCTACTGTACATTCTTGTAAGTCAAAGCTTTCGTCTCTTATTCTATATTTGAATATGTCAGTCTCAAAGTCTAGTTTTCTGTCATAATCAAACGAGAAAGTTGGAGAAAAAGAACGAATATCATAATCATTGGTCATAAAGTTTACAGGTACTCTAATACCTCCTCTAATAACGAATACTGAGGTAAGTAGTTTAGGTACAGTGATTTCAAACGGTGGCTTTTCTTCACCATTTATCTTATAGTAGATGTTGTAATGGAAGTTACAGGTTTGCTTGTTATCAACATAATAAGATACTAATCTATCATCTTCTGTGACGTCAATCTTTGTAACTTCTCCTCCTCCCTCTGCAAAAGAGAGTACATCATCATATACTTTCTTAAGGTATTTTGGGAACTCATCTCTTAGATAAGAGTTGTAGTTTTCCCTTCCTAAGAGTTGTCCTTCCTTTTTACCACTCGACATAAGCTAAAGTCTTCTCTGTTAATACTGAATAAACTTCCTGTGGTTTATCTGTCTTCAGTTCCACAGTATCTTCTGATTCCTCGGTGAATTCTATCTTAATATCAGGGAACTTATGTTCCAATTCAGCTTGAAGTTTGGACTTTTCATAGTCAGTATATATAATAAATCTTACTTCTTTCATATGAAAAGATAATTTAATTTATAAGTTTCACAAATAACAGGGATCAATTTCATAACAGATTTCTTGCTGTGTAAAAACATAAGTAGACCAACTGGACAAGAAACCATTTCTGACAATAATTTCCAATCATCTTTTTCTACTTTGTTACAGTTTAAGGAAAGAACATTCCTTCCATTATCTATTATTACCCTTGGATAATCCTCTTTCTCCAATGAATAATTTGCATCTAATCTCATCAATCTAAACTTAGAACCTAAAGAGTTTAATATCAAATTATACTGTACTACAGATAGATCTCCATCATAAGGTATCTGAAACAATTCAGATGAAACCCGACTTAAAGCATCGGGTCCATCTAAAGTGTGATCTATATAGTTGTGTCTTTCGTCAATTACAACTAGATTTTTCATTAAGGTATTTTATTATTAGTTATTCCTAAGATTAAGTTTGTAAACAAGTCATAAGCATCTGTTCCTTCCAACTCCAGCTCAGTATCATCAATAGTTTTCAAGTGATTAGTTGCATAACCAAATGATATCTGAGACATGATTGGAATCTTCTTCATAGCTCCTTTAACTCCTAAGTATCCTGTCTGGTTCACATCAAATAACAATCTGAATAAGAACTCAATCAAGTCCTCAGTCATGTTACTCTTATAGATATGCTTAAACTCCTTATTAAAAGCTTCATATCTTTCCTTAACACTTCCCTCAAAAGCACCCATATCTAACACATCAGTAGAGAATCTATCTAATCTGTTAACCATGGCACCATCTGGGAATGATAATAAGGTAAAGTTATCTAAAGGTATTGAGACAATTAGCTCGCTGTCTATAAAGACTTCTATTTTCTCTGCTTTCTCATTTACCTTGTAGTGAATCTTTCCTGATTTAGGAGCTAAAGATACTGACTTATGTAATTCATTCTTTTCATTCTTCTTAGCTTGATTTGAGAAGGAATCCAAGAACATAGACATAGAGTCAGCCCTATAAGCTGGAGTAAATACCACATTTACATAACCTACAGTTTCACCTTTCTTAAACTCGTAGTTAATAATGCTGAACTGTTTTGTTTTGTAATAAGTATCTTTACCATTTAATGTGATAGTATAATCAGTTACCTCAGTAACCTTACCGTCATAAGGAGCTATCAATTTATAATCATCTACTACAGACCTAAGCGCACCTCCGTGTTTCAAGGCAAGACCTCCTTGGGTAATAGACTCTGTGATTGAAGTACCAAAGGATAAACCAATGTTATCTCCTTCATAAAACTCAAATCCTTCTACTACCTCTCCTTTCTTAGGTGTTCTTACCTGATTCTGGTAAATAACAGGTTCTTTATTGAATATACAAGAAGGGAACTTATCTAAAGTATCATCTTTCTTGTACTGAGCACCTATATAGTTACCATTTATTGTAACTCGACCAATCATCAGCTTCCTTGGAACTTCAATATAGTCCTTTGATGGCTGGTCTACTTCCCTAAATCTAAACATCTGTGCTATATAGGTAAGCTGTCTTGTTACATAACCGGACATCGGAGTTACATTTGCTTTGATCTGTAAGATGTGTCGGTTAGATACTGCATGGGATACATAATCATCAGGAGTCATACCTGAGAAGATAGAAGAGTCAGAGACCTTAACAGAACCATCCGATTGAATAACCATGTTTGGCAAGGTTATATTCACCAACTGATCTATCTTAATACGGTCGGAAGACTTGGTCATGTTCATAACCTTGCTTGACACTTCCTTCTTGAAATCATTATCTAAGTATGACTTGTAAATTTCTTGTACCTTAATTAGTTTTTGTGAATGAGAAAGTTTATCATCATCCAAAGTTCTGTCTATAGATTCCTTAAACTCAGGTCTAAGGGATACATACAAATCTTTCAATGACAATGCTGTAATTCCCACCAATCTCATCTGCTCGAATGAGAAGTCTTGTAACCTTTTAATCCTTTCTAATCTATCTTTTTGTAGATTGATCTTACCCATGATTAAGACTATATTGCTTGCCGTAATTGGCTCATTAGGAGCTAATACAGTGTCAATATTTGCACCAATGATATTGGATAGTCTTATTCTACCATAGGTTACAGGAGTTCCAGGTTTGTGCTCTAATTCGGTGTCTGCATCAATATCTCCATTCTCATACATTTTATCTAAGTCCTCACCTGTTCTATACTTAACAGGCTTTCCTGTTTGAGTTACTCTACTGGCTAAGTACAAGCCATACAAGAACTCATGTGAAGGAGTGTATAAAGGAGATAGATTCTTCTCCATAAAGATAGATGCAGAAGGTGAGATTCTTGTCATTACATAATCTCTATATTCATCTGGAATCATTTGGATAGACATGGCATCTCCATCCTCTGGCGAGGGATAATATTTCAATCCCCCGCTTTACTTAAATTGGTAGTCTCTCTCTACCTAATTCAAGCTCAGTCCAAATCTGAAATTTTAAATTCTTTCTTTCACAGTAGTCTACTACTGCATTATGTTTCTGTTCTTCCGTTATTTCATGTAGTCTGAATTTAGGCTTTAGCTCTATGAGATAAACAAAGTTATCCCTAGTCCAGATAAGAAAGTCAGGGTGATACTTATGATCTCCATACTTGATGATACAAGGCTCATAAAGATAAGCTACTACATTTAAGTCACTATCTAATCTCTCCATGAGTTCCTTTTCCCATCTTGATCTACAGCTAATTTGAATGCCCATTTTTGAAGAGTAATGTTCAGAACGTATTCCAAATCCATTACCTCTCTGATCGTGATTATATAGGCAGGAAATCTGGTTCTTTTTAAGCCATAAGTGGTGTTGTCTTTGCCACTCTGGGTCTTTGAAAGGATTCAGCTTCTTTTGCATCTCAGGGTCTTTGAACCATGTCTTCACCTCTCCACTTCTCAGCTTATAAGAGTGAATCTTACCTTGCCTTTTTGATAAATCATAATCAGGAATGTGAAATTCAATAGCTATATCAAGTTCTTTCCTATTTATTCCTAATTTCTTTAGTACATTCTTTAATGTATCATGACTATTTAACTCAGAAACTAATTTAGATTTAAATTCAGATGATTCCAATTCCTCCTTCGGCATTTCTATACCTCTTTTTCATTGTTTTAGATAGACTATATCTTCTTTCGTTCTATTTTTCAGAAGAGCAATTATAAAGTCTCTTCTTATATTAGTCGTTGACCCTTTCAATTGGGTGAGGGTTTGTAAACAATATCAAAAACATCCCCTTAGTTTATAGAATTTATTATGCTGACTCCAATAAGATGCCATGTTCAAAGTCAGCGCCTAACCCTTTACATAGTAAAGGAGGCATGTGTATAGAAATATCCTTCGTCAGTCCAATATTTACACCAATAATTGAATATTTGTGCAATGTAGGTGCTCGGTTGAAAATCACCGATTTACCAATGTCAATAAACTCTCTAAACTTACCTTGAGTATCTTCATTAGCTTCATAGTATAAAGATGCAGCTTCACTCTCAGACATCATATACCTCGATTTCAAATAGTTTAAGAAATCTGTCTTGTACATTTCATAAGCTATAGGTTCTGGAACCAAGATCTTGTCTATTGGTAAGTCTATATCTGGCACAATAGTTGCTCTCGCTGTGTTGGCAACCCTCTTACCTAATATATTCCTAGCAATATTCTGCTTCGAGGTATTGTTCAATTGCGACATCTCTGCCATCGCTATTTGAACAAACTGTCTTAGGTAGTTTAGTGACATCACCTTGTCAATCACATTGGCATTCTTATCTTTCAACCTATCTAGTGTTAGGTTTTTAAGGTACAGAATAGCCTGATAAATTGAGCTATTTGGGTGAATACGTATTTTCTTCTCTTTCCCATTAGAAAAGAAAGAAATAGGCCTTAAAATGGCTGGAGTTACAATTACTAATCTGTTTAGATAGTTCTTAGCCGTCCTGTAGATGTTTGGAAAATGTTCCTTTAAAAGATTTAGTAATCCTTCTATGGAATAATTAACCTCATCTCCTTCATACTCTAAAGAAGTGTTGATCTTCTTCTTCTGTTCGTCATACGTGTAATGGCACAATGACAAATACTGAAATTTATCCTTTAACCCGATACGTCTGGTCTCTATACCCTTAACTACGTTCTGTAGGGAATCAGTAAACTTCTTTATCTTATACTTGGTAATATAGTAGACAGGTAGATCGATGTATGCATACCGCTGTAGTTTGTCTGATACTGATATAAACTCACAGTTACACCTGTGACAGTACTTACCAACTACTCTGACAGTACCACAATTACATGATCTATCATATACCGATGAAAAATAATCAGAGTCATAGATTCCTCCTTTGATTGGAATCACTGTCTGACTATCCTTCTGACCAAGTTTAAGATTGAAGTCACCGAGAGCTGTAATCTCCCTTCCCTCAGCATACTTTAATATAGCCTCGTCAGTTAATACGACTAACTTCATCTAATTGGTTTTAAGTTGTTAATTCTTTTATGATTTTGTATTTTAAATCCCTGAATGTTAGATTTGTAGGTTTCTTTGTGATTAATAACCTGTCATTCATAAAGGCTATGTGCCTAATTAGCTTTTCCTTGACAAAATAGGTTAAATGTAAAATACCTGAGTAATTACTAATCTTTAAGCTATTATCCACTCTAAAATAAGTATTATCATCTAAATTTATAGAATTTACAACACTTATTATAGAGTTTACATCTACAAAAGTCTTATCCATTAATAAAATAGTCAATGTAGGGTTACCTAAAATAGTATAAACTTCACATCCCTCATTCTTCACCAAGTAATGAATCATCTATAAATCCTATTAAGTCATCTACACTTATTGTCTTAGATCCATCTAATTCCATTGTAGTAAATAGCTCCGTCCCTTTAAAAACTACAAAGATACCTTTGTTCTCTGTTATCTCAACACTTAATGAACTATTTAAGTTAGTATTCAATCTATCATAAAATAGCTTCGTGTCTCTTGGCATTAATTTAAGTAGATTAAGAACAATGCTCTTGTCAAAAGGTAAATCAACATCATCTATAAAGGCAGTAATATCCCCTCTAATAGATGTTACTTTTAAATTATACTCATTAATCAAATAAGCCATGATCTATAATTGAATGTTTCTCTTTAATCAGTTTAAGGAGGTCAGAGCTATCTACCTCTCTCCATTTTGAAAAATCATCTGGAGATTCTGAAAACATAACCTCGCTATTAAAAGCCAGAAGCTTAGTGTCTGTTATATGTAACTTAAATCTATCTTTCATAGAGGTATCTGTTATTTTACAGATAAATAATTTTTTAAACTTGAAACATATATTATCAAGAATAGAGTTTAGCTCATCTTCAAACTCATGTCTTCCACTAAGGGATACATGTAGGTGTTTGTAGGGATCTATCCTATTCTCAATAAGAACAAAGTTATTATACAGCAGTGTTTTTGTTAAACTCATCATTAATTAATTTTATAGCGGTTGAGGATTTCTCTGTATAGCTCTTGACATTATTATCCTTATCATCAGTGTAGGTAATGGTAACTCGATCCTGATAGACATGAATATGAGCTTTACAGAATAATTGAATCCTATTCTCTATAGTTAGCTGAACCTCCTTAAACTTAGTTTCTATACTATTAAGTACACTTAACAGCTCTTGTTCAAAACTATGAGGTTTAATAATGTAAGCACTAAGACAAAATACTGGCTTCTCTGACTGTATTATAGTTGTAAAACCATTGTCTAATAAAACTACATCAGCTATCATGGTAAGTTATTTATATTATCTAATAACATATTAAGGATTTCATCACCAGAAGTCTCCTCTTCACTGAAATAATACTTCATATCAGAAGAAAAGAAGTCAGTTCCCATATTTATCATAATATAGTTACCTCCTAAAGTTACATTAGTTGCATCCGAAAACCTTCCAACTTTAGATTTCCTGAAAGTATACATCCTAATTCTCTCCAAGAGAATCTTTACACTATCTGGAAATTCATCAGGAGCCTTCTTAAAGTCTACTACCATGAAGTCAAAGTAACTATCATAAGTAATAGTAATACTCTCATCGTTGAAGACTGATATTAAAGTTTCATCTCCCATGATTACTTATTATAGAAGTAGAATACAGTGAATATAATGTTTATTCCTAGCGAGATAACACTAATCAACAATCCCATGTTTGTCTCCCTCAATGTAATGATGTACATTGCCTCTTCTTTGTATTTGTATCTCAACCTACTTCTAACTCCAAGGTAGAAGAAGATAATAAACACAAAGGATAATGCAAACCACATAGAAAGAGAATTAATCAAGAATCCACTGATTATTGAAATAAGTGACAATAAAAAAGTTTGTAAAACTGTTTCTAACATAATTAAGATAAAATTATTTTTGAAAATCTACTCATCAACTCATCTTCCTCTAATCGAGTTGATAACTCATTGATTACCTTTGATATACTATAAACATAGGTTGTATGTGGCAGATTTAATCTCTCTCTCAAATAAACAATATCTGGCGAGATTAGTTTCTTCAATGCCTTTCTATGTCTTGTAATCAAATCCCTTTCTTGTTGAGATACAGTTCTTAGCTCTGTTGAACTACCTGCATCCATTAACAAGAAGCCATTACCTAACTCCTTTAGCTTAGGAATTAAAGGCGAATCAGGATTCATAATCTCAACTTCATCAATCACATTCAAGTAATAATTCTTGAATCTTGAAGGAAGATCTAATAACTCCTCTATCAAATCCTCATATTCCTTTGGCTTATAAAGATCTGGGAAGTTAATGTATAAGTTAGTATTCAAGAACTTGATAACCAATGCTTTTAACTTATTAGCACTTGGTTCGCCATTCTCCTCTAATCCTTTGATGAAGATATTTATCTCAGAGATTAGAACCTTGTATAGTTCTTCATCCATGGTTGATATTATCTCATCATTAGGATCATCTTCATCCCAATTCCCTTCATCAGGAAAGTAGTCTTGTCTTGACTTACCTTGGTGATTAAATAGTGACTTAACAGTATCCTGAGCTAGCTTATAGCTGCTAAATTTAGGACTAGCGACTAAGATCTCTGTTAATGTAGCCTCTAAATCATTTGACATCTCTGTAAATAGAGATAGTTTATCATACTCTAATATGTTCATTCTTATGATACTTTTCTATATTTGTAACCAGAAGTTTCTAAGTAAGACTCATCAATCAAGGTTAATTCCTCTATATTCCTTTCCAAAACTACAAACTTATCTGTCAAGCAGGGTTTTGACATACTAAAATTATAGTTCCTGTTGAATACCGGAATAGCTCCCTCAGTATTTGCAGTCTTTATCTTAACCTTCCTAACTTCCTCAACAAAGTCAGGTGCAAAGATGTTCCAATTCTTATACTTATCTAAGTTCTCTATTGCATACTTAGTATATATACAATATGTAAGACATAATAGATTCAGTTTGTTCTTATCAACTAAATGTCTAATGTCATTATCATCAAAGAGTTTATGAAGTTCTTTCTGAACTTTAGGTCTATCAAATCTGAACAGAGCATAGAATCTAGGGTCAGCACTTTCTTCTAGTTCAATAGAACCATTGTTGTGAGCTTCCTCTACAAACTCCATAGCTGATTGAGGAAGTTCATCTATCACATCTCCAACAGTTACTTCAGGATAACCAAACATGTCATAGATTGGTGTCATATCTACATCTAATCCTAGATTTTTATCTGTATAGGTATCAAATATAGGACTAGTCATCTCTCCTTCTTTTCTATCTACTGTCATCTGACCTACTTCATAGTCAGAATTAGCTGAAAGATAGGAATTAATTCCCTTATCTACATTAGATTCTGGGAATATTAGATAACTTTGATAACTATTTAGATAATAGGTATCATACATATAGTCTAAGCAAAGATGTTTGATAAGATCTGCATCATAAGTAGTATTGCTGTAACCTGAAGAAAACATACCTCTCCTGTAAGTCATCAATCTACCTATGTGATTTCTGAACATATCTTTTAGCTCTGCTTTGTCATAGATAACAAACATGTTCAAGTTGTAGTATCTTAAACTAGCAAAGATATCTTGTGCTCGACTTCCTAATCTCTTCTTAGCTGGAGAATATCCTTGGTCAGAAAATCTCAATGTCTTAATGACATCATCTATTATTAAACCTTTCTTCTCAGCTATAGCTGGCTTTAAGAACTCATTTACAAGAACTTCATGATTTACTCTTCCTCTAGTTCTTGTAAACTCTTCTGCATATCTTACTTCAACTATACCATTATATTTACTATCACTGAAGATAGTACTTAACAATGATCCTTTAGTTGTAAGAAGAGTAAACTTCTTTTCTAATTTCTGGTTGTACAATTCTGTAACAAACCTTCTTACTCTATCTGAAGTATTTAGTTCTCCAGATGTAGAATGAACTACTTTTACGTTCTTCATATCTTGTTTAATTTTTTTAAGTTAAACTTTGGCGGGTGTACATCCTTTGTTTACACCAGTAGATGAAGGAGACCCTCCCTTTCTACCATACTATGTTTATACCTTTTTTACCCTTTATTTTTTTTCTCTTTTTTTTTATTTTATTTTTTTTTTTATTCCTATTATTTTTTTTACTATTAACCCTAAAAACTTTTTTCCCCTATATACTTATATATAATATAGATAAAGGGGAAATTTTGGAAAAGGTAAATTAAAGGAGGTAAGGTAGAAAAGGGTTAACCCCTTCTCCATATATATAGGGTTTCTACAACGTTTTAGGACTACATCCTAATATCAACATAATTAACTCATAATTAAACAGTTAGAGGAATTTCCTCTCAATACAGAACTTAAACCTCTCTAATTTATCGATAAAATAGTCAGTTTCTAAGTCTGAAGTATTAGTTGGCTCATCATTAAACTTGAACTTGATCTGGAGATTGTTTAAATCTACATCATAGGTAATGTCCTTATGTTTGAAGACAGCATAACCTCCTAGGTAATATATCTCAACTGGTTCATTCTTTAGGATATTGATGATCCTATCAATGAAAGCTAAGGAAGCATAAACTTCTTCTTTAGGTATACCATTATAAGATTCAGTAGAGAAGTTACTCTTCACTACATAAGTACAACCTATGTTCTTGTTAAAACCTACTATTTGGAAGACCATAAGTGATTGTAAAAGAATTTAGTTAAATACTTCTCTGCATAATTTCCATCATCTTTGAACATAGGAAATGTATCTAAATCATCATTAAAGTAGATAAATAAATCAGACTTATCTAATATATTAATCTGAAAATAAATCTTACTATTTTCCAAAAAGAATGTCAATATATAACCATCCCCCTTTAAAGATATTAGACCTCTTTCATCGGTAAGTTTCTTGTAGAATGTATCTATGAAAGAATTCTCAATAGAATCTCTTTGAGAGGGATCTAACTTAGGTTTGTAGATTCTCATATTAGAACCATTATGAATAACTGTTGTTGATCCAATAGTAATTATATTAGAAGTCATAACTAAGTGTTTAATAATTCTTCAAAAAACCTGTTAAATTTCAATCGTAATTCTTTACTACAAATAGATTTACCTTGAATATTATCATTGAAAAATGAGTACTTAAAATGGCTCTCAGAGAGCGTAAAGACTCTATTATTCCAGATGTATCTATTCTCAGAATATAACACTTCTTCAGGCAATTCATTTATGATAAATATAAGACCTTTAAGTATTTCTACAAAGGTTTTGTTGCTAAGAGAAGGCAGATATTTACTACCAATCTCATTTCTTTCAAATTCTATGTAATCCTCTTCTGAGGTAACTACATAGCTATGTGTCTGGCATCTCATAATTAAAATGTTGGTTAATAAAGCTCAGTATCTCTGATTTATCCTTGTATACCATTGTAGAAACTCCATTTTTATTTATTCCTAACTCAAGAATCATATAATAAGATTCATAATCTTTTGCTAGAGCTAGTGAGTAAGGATAGCCCTCACAATAATAATTCTCTGCATATTCATTATCTGCAAATTTTGTAAAATCCACTAATGAAATTATACCGCTACTTTCTACAATATTAATTAGAGATCTTATTGAGGTGTTGTAATCCTCATCAGATATTACTTCTGAAATAGGATACTTCTTATAGGGAATCTTATTGAAATATCTTCTCCAAACAGTGTAACCTTTCTTTAGATCTATAAATAACTTACCATCAGAGGTTCTAAATTTGTTCATAGCATAAATTTTTCTTTAATTAGACCTATTAATTTATATCTATCTATTTCTCTCACACCTCTTTCTATCTTTTTAGATTTCTCAACTAATAAGGTAGTCTTTTCTTTTGTTTCAGAGTAATTTAAACTATAGTCATCAAAGATATACTTCTCAAATATGCTACCTTTACTGTCATTAAATGAAGAAAAAGATATAGATATATATTTAGAACTACTTATTAAATCAATGATAATTTTTAGTGAATCAATATAAATATCAAAAGATACTTCATCAATAGTAAGTTTTAAATAAGATGGAACATTTTTCTTGTATTTCTCCCAGACTATGTTATACCCTCTTAAATAGATTAGATATTTGTAATCCTCTGTCTTATACATCAACATAACCACTCATTAAGTATTTCTAGAAATTCCTTTGGAGATGACTCATGATATTTATAATAACCATCAAAATGACTATAATAGTTACCTGAGTATAAATTCAATTCTAGTCTGTCATCCTTTGAATAATCAATTTTTAAGTATTTACTATCAAAAACAGATTCTAATAAAACTATATTATGACTAAGTCTGAAATATTTTATTTCTTTCTTATTCTTGATGTTATCAACAAAATCTCTCAGGATGTTATCAAAGTCCTCTCTTTCTAAGGTCTTCTTATCTGTAAGATCTGTCTTCCATGAAGTTTTAAGAAACAATATCTCAATGTAGTTGTAATAACCTAGTGTTAGAATAGTAGGATATTTCAGATCCTTTATATAATAGTTTACTTTCATACTTTAAACAATGACAGTGTTTCTTCAATCTCTGAAAACTTCGTTACTCCCACCTTTTTATTTTTCACTTTATCTTCTTTAAAAATGATGAATATTAAGGTTGCACAATTTTCTGTGCGCTCAAGACTAAAGTATACTTGACTTTCTTTCAGGCAATTAAAGTAACCATCCTCAAAATCGTGAACCTCAAAGTCAGATCTTGCATCTATAAGAGTGAAGATACTATTTATAAAGTTCTTATAGTTAGGTATAGTAAGAATTTTCTTAGTTACGTAGTAAGATTCTATATACTCTTTAAAGATATCTAAATCATCTAGATACTCCATTTCAGAATAGAACCAATACTTAGTGTTAAAGTTCTTGATGAAGATATTTTTACCTCTCACCTTATAATAACTAGAATGTCTCATACTCTAAATAATGATAACTTCCCTTCAATATCAGATAATTTATTAACTCCAACCTTCTCAAATTTTGTTCTAGCATTTCTGTAAGTTATAAATGTTAAGGTTACACTGTTTTGAGTTGATTCTAAGCTAAAATATTTGTAATTATCTTTCAAACAGTTGAAATCACCTTGCATCAAATCATAAACATCAAATTCAGACTTTGTATTTATCAATGAAAGAATACTGTTTATAAAGTTTTTATAGTTGGGCGCTGTAAGAATTGTTAGATTATCCTTATGCTCCTTCAAATAATCCTCAAAATACTCTATATTACTCAGATAAATTATTTCAAAGTATTTCAAATAATCCATAACATTTATCTTTATGTATATATCTTTGCCCCAAACTTTATAGTATAGCCTTCTCATACTTTAAAAATCTCAAGTTTTTTAAGAATTTCATCTTTAGTGAGATAATCTTCTTTCTGTTTTATATAATCTAATTTGTATTTATATAGAAAGAATGTAAAGATTTGCACTTCATAGGGTAGTCCTTCAAATAAAAAGAAGTTAGTGAGATCTTTACCTAAACAAATAGATTTACTACAATATTGTAGATTACACTCATGATAAATATCATCTTTTAATAAAGGAACTATACTTCCTATTAAATTAGAATAATCTTTAATAGGTAATATATTTCTCCCTAAAATCCTATATTCCTCTTCATCCTTTGGGTCGAGAGAATATTTAATTTCAAAAGACCAATACTCATTAGATTCTCTAGTTGTCAAATACAACGGCTTACCTCTTACTTTGAAAAATTCAGCAACTCTCATAAATCAAATGAATTTCTTATAGTTTCAATAATATAATTAGAATCTAAAGTATTGTTTAGATCCTTCAATTTATAACCTTCCTTATTTGGAGAGTAGTAAGCAACTCTTATATAAGAAGTATCTACTGTAGTTAAAGAAAGTAATGCTTTATTTTCAAGAGTAATTACCTTGCCATCCTCCAATCCATAAAGAAGATAATAAGAATTAGGCCTCAGAAAGGAAAGAATGCTATTGAGAATATTTACATAGAAATCTTCTTCTACAACTTCCCTTTCTCTGAAGTTTCTATCAAAGATAGTGTAGTAATTACC